TCTAAACCACCAATAATTTGATTTGCTCCTAGTGAAGTATCAGTATTTTCTAGTCTTACTATTGCTGTATCTGCTCCACTAAGATGCAAAAGCGTATCTGGTGAATCAGCCCCAATACCCACGTTGCCTGATGAGTCTATAGTCATCCTAGTCGTTGGTGCTGCTGATCCGTCAGCACTAGTGTTGAACTCCATCCTTGCAGGCATATCATTAGAGCCAGGAGTGCCGTCTACATAAGCAATAATTGAGGCAGCGTGTGAGTTTCGATCACTACCGTCTGCTCCTACCCACATGATTGAACCTAGGACATCATCGTCTTGAACAATCGTATCAGAATTGACCGATGTACCTCTGGACTTACCTAAAAATATATAAGGTCCACCAGCACCGTTCTCGTTTCTGAACACAGACATGCCAGCATCAGAGCCAGTGGTTTCGACTTGAAGTTTAGGAGTTAACGTGTATAGCGCGTCTAGAGTACTAAGACCAATACCCACGTTGCCAGAGGAGTCTATGCGGAAGCGTTCGGCGTTTGCATCTTTATCTGTAATGGAAAAAGAACTATCCGTATCTGAGGCTATACGGAAACGCTTACCACTTGTACTGTCTAAGTCTAGCTCTGCACTTGTACCTTCAAGTTCTAAATTTGCGCTTGGACTGCTAGTGCCAAGACCCAACCGTTCCGCAGAAGCATCCCAGAAGAATTTTGCATCTGTGCCTGTGTCCTCGTAGAAGGAGATGTCACCGTTGGTTGCCGCTGAAATTACCTTTTGGTTGTTGGCTTTTATGACGTAAGGGTAGCCAGAGTCTGTGCCATCAAAATCAAAAATGCATTCGCCATTGTCCCGAATTACAAAATAACCTAATCGTGTTGAGCCGTCTGCCTTGTGGTATTCAGTAAAATTGTAGTCAGCATTTATATCAACCGAACCATCAACAGTAAGCCCATCCATCGTGGCTGTGCCAGTAACGTCTATGCCTGTGGAGGTTGTGGCTAGTTTTTGGTTATTATTGTAATAAAGAGCTACTTCCGCATCAGCATGAAAATGTGCTAAAGATGTTCCACTTGTTTGCGATTGCACACGAACATATCCATCGCCACGCAAGTTCAAATCACCATCACCTGCATCCCTTATATAACTATTAAACCCATCGTGATAAATAGATAAATCACCACTCGCACCGAATGTCGCTTTTGCATTGTCAGCGAACTCTAATGCGTTATCACTTGCATCCCAGACCGCGTTGTATGATGCGCCTGTGAGTGTGAGATCACCGGGAACTGTATTCGAAGCAGTCATTGAAAATGGCATAGTCAGCCAAGCATCATTCGCACCATTTCTCATTTTGACTAGGTTGTTGGTGGTATCAATCCACAGCATGAAAGCGTAAGTGGTTGCTGGTTCAGCGGTGTCTGAATTGTTGGTGGCGACTGCCAGCAAGACGTTGTTTAAGTCCGAGCGTACACTTGCCCCGGATGCGTTTGCAATGTTGTAATCTGTTACGCTTGACATAAATATTCCTCTAAGTTTCTAATAATACCCTAAGTTGTTGTATTTCTCATTATAATTAATATCCTCTGGCTAAATAATCGAATGTCCTCGCTATTCCGCTTCCAGAACTGTTGTAAAAATTGATCGTGAAGCCAGTGGCCGAAACCGAACTGACTGTGTAAAAATCTCCTGTTGCCATGTCTTGCGCTGCAATGGCTACCGATGGGGTTGGTTGTTTAAAGGCATCATCGAAAGTCACCGCATAAGCACCTGTGCTGGATGTTAAGCGATCTGCATTGAATCTAAACCAAGCTTCAACCATGGCGGTCAGTTCACTGATTCTCACCTGATGCGATGAATCTTCTGTCGATACATTCATTTTAAATTTAAAAGCTCTGCCATTGACTGTGCCAGTGGTGAATTCTTGCCATGATCCCCATGAGGGTGTTCCAGTTGGATCATCATTGGTGGCTGCATAAAACAAAGTTAATTTGGCATCATCAAAATCATCCAATGAATCAAAGTTCGCCCATGAATCAAGAAAAGCGGTTCGATTATCAAACAGCCCTGAAATATCGGTTGATGTCCATGTTGCTGAACTGACCATTCCCAAATTGGCTTGTTGTCCAAAATCAACGTAGTCAGTGAATTCATAGCTTCCTGTTTTCTCTAACTCACCCAAGGAATCAAATAACGCCCAATCATCAATATCATCTGTCACATCATCAATATCAATGGCTGATTCGAGCTTTAGATCCCCATCATCAGCTATCACCAAATTTGTTTTGGTTCCAGCCCATGAGGTCGCACTGTTGGACTCTGTTTGGGTTGCGTAACTGTACTTATCGAATAGGTTGGGCGATATTGAATTGACCACCAAAGTTGCGTTGTCAGATTTGTGGCCTGTAGAATCCACCGCCTTGATCAAATAGGTTCCAGCCAAAAGGGGTAGGGTGGCACCATTTTCGTTCCCGGCAATATAATTGGCGATGATTCGTGCTTCTCTCCATACAGCACCACTTGTTTGATCGCTGTGCCTGATTTCATAATGACCACCAATATTGACATCGACATCATCAACCAAGTCCCATCTTAAATGAGCCTCAAGGCTATCGGTGCGGATATAAAAATTATCAACGTCAGCTGGTGGTTCAGTCAGCCCAACAATTTCAGCTGACATTGAAGCCCATCCAGAATACACATTGGCATCATTCTTGGCTTTGATTCTAAAATTATACAGTCCCGGTGCAATATCATTGAACTCAAAGAAGTTTCCTGATGTGGATCCGGGTGATTGCCATGAGGAAGCCGATTGCAGCTTGTATTGAACATCGTATTCATCAATGCCAACTCCCAATGCTTCCCAATCGGTATTGCCACTGCTGGCAATGAAGTTCATCGTGGCTCTGGCTTTTACACCAGATCCAGTTGTTGACACATACAATGATTCAGTGATGTTTGTGATCGCTGGTGGATTGACAGCTGGCAATACAGATGTGCCTTGAACCGAGAACCTTATTTCCTTGTCATTGGATTGAATGCCCGCTTTATTCACTGCCCTCACATAAAACTGATATCGACCTTGCCTGAGATTATCCAAATGGTATTCGGTTGCTTGGGTCGAACCTTTGCTGGATGAATATTTCCATCTTCCATTTTTCAGGATTACGATGTATTTATAAGCGTAAGCATCGTCAGGCTTATCCCAGCTGAGAGTGACCCGATTGGTGAGTGTTGGATTATTGAACAATAAATCCTCAGATGCACTGAGGTTTTGAACCATTGAGACAGTTGAAATATCTGGAAGATTGGTGTTATTGCCAGTCAATGCTTCAATACTGATATCTGTGAGACCATAAACATCATCGGAATACTCTCTGGCTGTGAATGCGATCTCATCTAGGTAGTCCATTGTTATTTCCAAGACTCTGAATTTCTTGCTTGTCCACCCCATTGAATTGGAAGTGATTGTTACCACATCCCCGCACTCCACTTGCAAAGAATCAATCGTGGATCTAAATGTCACCATCAATGATTCTCTTGATTGGTTCATGGCTTGTCTTGCAATCATGGAAGCGGTGTTTTCATGACTGGTAAATGGAAGCTCTATTGATCCTTCTAATACCAGATCATTGTCAGCACTGCGATAACTGGTTGAATCCTGAATGGCATAATCATTCGCCCAATCCTTGTCTTTGTTATAAAAGCCCGCCTTACATCGGTTCCAGAGAGTTGATTTAGACCCTACAGATAATGAAATATCACCGATCATGTTGTCCTCATCAAAAGAGAATGTACTGGAATCAATCTTGTCTAAAACGATCTTATATTTACCGCCCGTATAAACCAAAAAGCCTCTGCATGAAGTGAGCATTCTACTTAAATTATCAATGGATGTGGCATTGGTATTGACAACACCGTTGCAACCATATCTCAGTTCAGTGGTGCCATCGATGTTCACCAATTCATCGCAATAATTCGCAGCTGTAATGAAGCTGGTATCATCGATCTCAGATGCCTCAATGGATCTTCCATATCTTGTATTGGTTAAATAATCCCGGATACACAGTGCCGGATTATCAGAGAATCTCAGTAACCCATTGGCATCATCAGCTGTGTTTCGAATGTCTCTCACTTTCGAGCCTGAGATATCGAAATTTATAATCGGAAGCCCTGATGTCCAGATATCGGTATCGTATTCCAATCGAATGTAAGCATAAGCGATCCCGGACAGTGTGCATGATGAATCCCATAATGAGGTTGCATCGGTTAGGTCAGAATCGGCAACCTGATCATCGGCACCTGTATGAAAATTGACTTTGATGTAAGATCGGTTGTCTTCACCGCCTCTGAATTTAGAATTGATGCTGCCATCGGTATTATAAAGCTGAACATCGTTGATATAAACCTGATGCAATTGTGACACTTCACCTTCAGCGATTGCCAAAACCATATGAAGGTATTTGCTGTCGGCTCCGGTGGTGGTTATGAAAACCCGTGTTCCTCCGATTTGTCTTCGACCATAAACCACTGGAATGGGTGCAGTGTTGGAGGGTGCATTGTCTCGAATTGCGAGTCCTTGCTGTCCCATATCGGAAACGTCTGGTGCCATCATTTTCCCCAGAACTTTTGATCCAGC